GCGATCGCGCAAGTCCTATCACTTCCATTCGTCTACAACTCCCCCGTGATGGTCGTTGATTTTGAAGTAGGCAATGGGAATGTGATTAAAGGTAGATTTAAGGATGCCTCCCGACCCCGTATATTTGAATTTACGATTGATGACTCCATAAGTTTTAAGCCGTTTACCTGGAAAAGAATAGACAGCGCGGACACTAACCCCGTGGCGTGGGAAGAATTTTCCAAAGGGTACACCTATCGGTATGATGCAGTTAAGACTACTAGGAAGGAAAAACCTAAGTGTGGTAACACTTCCTATAACTGTGGAAAGGCTTGCATCAGTCTAAATAAGAACTGTAAATCAGATCCCCCCGACAAACCATCTCAAGAGAAAATAGACAAGGTTAAGGCGATGGCGGGAGGGTTTAAGGAGGCTCAGGATGATCCGACCAAGAGACAAGAAAAAAATAAACTAACTCCCAAACCAGCAGGAAAGTGGGATGATGCTGCTTCTCGACTAGGCGCGGGTCAAGTCTTGTCTTCGGGAATAGCTGAAGCCGATCCTAGTAAAATTCAGGTAGATCCTAAACGTTTTCAATACAAGATTATTGGAGAGCAAACCAAGTCGGGAGAAGTCGGGAGTTTATCGGGAGTTAAAACGTGGGATTCTAACCTGGGTGGCATCCTTCAAGTTTGGCAAGATCCTAAAGATGGCGGTGTTTATGTCGTAAATGGTCACAACCGATTGGCATTAGCTAAAAAACTAAATGCCGAATCTGTCACTGTAAAATTAATTGATGCTAAATCTCCAGAGGAAGCCCGTGCTATTGGTGCGTTAACCAATATTGCAGAAGGTCGGGGAAATGCTCAGGATGCAGCTAAATTCTTTAGAGATTCTGGTTTAACAAAACAAGACTTAGAGAAAAAGGGAGTTCCCATGAGGGAGAAAATAGCCGAAGACGGCTTGGCTCTAGCCAGTCTAAGTGACTCTCTATTTAATAGAGTGGTACAGGGTCAAATCCCCGAACAAAGGGCTGTTGTAATTGGTTCTAAAATAAAAGATCACCGCCAACAACAGGACTTGCTAGAGTTAGTGGAGAAAGAAGAGAAAAAAGGCAAAAAGATCACCAATGACACCATAGAGGAATTGTCTGACATGGTAACAAACGCCCCAACCGTAACCGAATCTCAAGGCGGTTTATTTGACTTGTTAGGATTTTCCCCCGAATCTCGCTCTTTGGCTATTGAGAAAGCTCAAATTCAGTCTGCTATCAAAAGACAGTTGCAAAGGGAAAAGCGTCTATTCTCAACTGTTGGAAAATCAAAAGCCGCTTCGGATTTGGCTAAAGCGGGAAATAAAATCAATGTAGAGGAGTCGAGCGAGATTGCTGACATTGCAGAAAAAGCACTAGGGGCATTTGATCAAGAAAAAATGCTAACAGGAAAAGTTTCGACGCTTTTGAATCAAGCAGCAGAAAAATTGGCTAACAACCAAAAAGGTTCTGCTAAAATAATAAAAGAAACATATGAACAGGTACTAGATGAACTACAAAAAACTTACCGATTTGGAAAAAACCCGAGTTCTTGATGAGGTTGTAGCCTATAATAGTCTACTTGAAGACAAGAAACGGTTGGCTGCACAAAAGACGGAAAGTAGTCAAAAGCCAGAAAACCAAAAAAGAGGGCTTTAAGTGTGCTAACCCTAAAACTTGTCGCCAACCAAGCTCAGAATTACCTCAATAAATTAATCAAAAAGTTTCAGAACCTCACCCCCGAACTGCATAAAGTTGGGCAGTTTATGGTGGCATCAACCGATGAGAACTTCCAAAAGGAACAGAGTCCTTATGGGGAGAAATGGGAACACTTAGCACCATCAACCCTCAAATACAAGGCAAGTCGGGGTTTTATTATGCAAATATTACAACGCCAAGGATTGTTGCGATCTTCTATTCGGTATCGGATTGAAAAAGGAAGGGTTGAGGTAGGGAGTCCATTGCCCTATGCCTCCTATTTACAAGAAGGCACTAAGAAAATACCTAAACGTCAATTTTTAGGAGTAAGTCAACGCGATCGCAGGGAGATTATCGCTATTCTAAAGGGTTCTCTTCGTTGATCTCGACAAGTTTATCAATAAGACCTGGGTTGATTTCTTGAGGGATTTCTTGCTCAATAATCTTTAAAGTTTCCTTAGTCCAAGCAAGGATCAATCGTTCTGCCTCCGATTGATCCTCAGAAATTAACGAAGCGATAATCAATAGTTCTACGAAATCCGTCCGCCGCTCCCCCATTAAAATCCGTCGAATTGTCTGCCAATCCCATCCACTTTTTTCACTAAATTCCATCATCCCAAAATTTGCATTTATAAGATCCCGTCGAATTGACCGACCAAGAGCGCGATAGGGAGCCAACGCGCCAGATCCTAGTGTCTTCTTAGAAGGATACTCTCTTTTGATAGTAGTCATTATTTATATCTAAATCATTGGTTTAATTTTAGTCGATTTTCTTATATAGAAATTATTTTTTTACACCATCTTTAAATGACTGATAAGGTGCGTTATTCTTTAACAAGAATTATTTTTTTGTATTGAGAAATGGTTGAAATCAGGCTTGATGCTCCAGCTAAATTTAGGGTAATCAGAACTGATGATGGTCGCCTCCATTGTGAGGGGTCTTTTTGTCGTGATGGGGTGTTGGAATATCGTCAGCCTGATGGCTCCATAGTCCACGAACTCAGGAGACCGGAAACCAATGCAGAACTAGCCACAGTGGAGAGTTTTAAGCTCCTCCCCCTGGTAATTGAACATCCCCATGTTGGGCTTCTTAATAGCGAAAGTTATAAGGATTACGCAGTCGGGATGACTGATTCTTCTGCTTATTACAACAAGGCTGAAGGGGTGATCGAAGGCTTGGTGTCGTTTTTTGATGCTAAAGCGATCGCCCTAATTGATTCAAGGGAAAAGGAACAGTTGTCTGCGGGATATACCTGCGATATCAAACAAGGGGCAGGGGTATGGAATGGTCAACACTATGACAGAGAACAGATTAATGTTCGTGCTAACCATTTGGCTTTAACGAGCCGAGGAAGGGCAGGAGAAGATGCCCGTCTCCGATTAGATAGTGCTGCGGGGATTGGGCAAGCTATTGCAGGGCAAGCTGTTGAAAACCCTAGTAACCCCAACAAAACCAAAGATAATGGAGATAATGAACAGCGCATGGCAATAATTAGATGCGATGGAGTCGAATATTCAGGAATCCCTGAAGTTTTCGCTTCTATTAGTGGTACTCGATTCCGTGAATTAAAAGAATTAAAGGAACGCCACGATTCGCTTGTTACACGGTTTGACGCTACGATTCGGGAGAATCGGAAGCTAGAAGCCGCACAAGAGAACTACCAGTTTCGGTTGGATAACCTGGAAATCATTGTGGACAATGCTGACAATGTCCTTGGTGAGTTAGGTTATTACCGGAACGACATGGGGCAATACGTCCGTGTTGATGGGGGCAAAAAGAAAATGATGTCTCTTGTTCCCGAAGATGAAGAAATGATGGAAGATGAGGACAATGAAGATGAAGAAATGATGGAAGATGAGGAGGTTATGGAAGAAAAAGAAACCATGACTTCCAGAAAGAAAAAAAAGTCCAAACCTCGTGCTGATGGTGACGATGAAGGCGAGAGTGATTACCGGGGTGATTCAATCGGGGATCTGTTGGCGATTTGGAAGGAAGCCGACAGTTTGTTACCAGGGTTCTCTGACACTCGGTTTGATAGTGGCTTCTCCACTAGCGATATCAAGCGCACTTTGTTGGCTGAAATCGAACCCAATATGGATTTGACGTTCCGATCCGATTCTTATGTAGACGGGGTTTTTGCCTACATTCAGGAGAATTATGATTCCTCCCCCACTGATCCAGGTGACGAAGAAGAAGGGGATGAGGAGGAGGAAGACGATGGAGACTCGGAGGAGTTTTCCCATCGCCTTGATTCGGTACTCAAAAGACCTGCTCAATCTACCTACGGAGATGAACTCACCGAATGGGAAAGACGACGGGTAGATGCCTATAAGCAGCCTTTAACGATAGGAAAAACACGCACGGGGTTTACTAGATAATGCGGTACAATTACAATCTTCAATTTGATCGGGCGACTCCTGGCATGGGCGAGGGATCTATTAATTTTCCGAGGGTCAAAGCCCTTGTTTCTGTCAAGAATGCTGTTAAAGAGGTCTGGACTCTGGCGGTTCCTGCCTCCCCCACTTCTAGCACTACATATACCGTCAAATTAAACAACGGACTAGGTACGGCACGTTTTACAACCGACGCTAGTGCCACTCAAGCGGAACTGCAAGCTGGTTTATTGAATGCAATCCGAATAAACCCTGCTTTTGGGCGACGAGGGATTGCTGCTGTTAGTGGGAATAATGTGTTGTTTACAGCACTGGAATATGGTATCGAAAATATCCTAACAGTTACTGGTGCTAGTTTAACAGCAACTAAAACTACGGCGATGACCATACCTCTTCCTGTCCCCTTCGGTCGGTTTGTCGCCAGAGCAAACACTGAAACCGATCCCAAAGTTGCAGGGCTTCCTACTGCTACTACTGACGTAATCCTGGGCATTACTCGAATCGTCAAAGATATCGAAATGCAGCCTTTGATAAATCAAGGTGCAAGCTACGGTGGAACGACTTACCCATATCAAGATGTGATGGACGTGGTTGACCGGACAGGAGAATCGTCAGGGATCTGGGTTGAATGTGTCGAGACGGATATCACAATTAATGATGCCGTCTATGTCTCTATTGCTGCGGGACACGAGGGGAAAGCAACAAAGGTGACAAGTGGCACGATTAATATCTCCACGAAGGCTGAGTTCAAGTGTTCCCCCGTAGTCACTAGCACTGGTGCGGTGTGCGTTTTGATCGGCTTCAATGTTCCCTAATTTGTATAGAAAGAATTTATAAACTATGATGAACTTTTCTGGGACTACAAGGTTAGATGCTGATGAAATCGGCACGTTCTTTGGCTCTCTGATGGATTTAGAGGCTCAGATAGATAAGGAATTTGACCTTGCGGACTATCCTTTCGCTGCTGGAGTCATTTGCCCTCTGAATATCCAAAACAAGCCCTGGGCAAAAACCTGGGGGTATCGGTGGCTCCGCCACGTTGGGCAGTTCAAGTTAATCCGAAACTACACCACAGACCTTCCCGAAGTGGAACTGGTCTATGGCGAGATGAAGATGCCGATTCATAAATGGGGACAAGGCTATAGCGTCTCTGAGGATGATATCGCGGCTGTTAGTCGGATGGGCGAGAGTATTGAAGAAGACAAAATCTGGACAATTCAAGAAGCCGCACAACAAAAAATCAATCAGTTGGTGGCAAACGGGGATTTAGAAACCGGAATGCCCGGTTTCTTGAATCATCCCCAAGCGCTGCGGTCTTATGCTCCCTTCCCTTTGAACGGGTCAGCAACATCACAGCAAAAACTGAGTGTATTAAATGATTGTGTTAATGCTCCGACTCGGCTGACCAATAACCGAGAGAAGCCGGACACATTGTTGATGGATTCGGAAACTTACGAACACCTCTCCTCGGATATTATTCAAATCGGCACATCCGCATTGGATCGTACGGTGTTAGAGCATTTCTTAAAAGTCAACCCTAATATCAAAGAAGTCGGCGTTGTGTCCGAGATGGCTCCTGACTATTTAGAGTCGATTGGTTTAGCTCCCACCCGATTTATTCAGGCTTTCCGTCGAGATCCCAAAAAAGTCTCTGCTAAGATTTATCAACCGTTAAAGTGGACAGATACTCGCCCCATTGGTGTTGATTCTTTCTGGCGTGGTGCCAAGTTTAAGTTTGGGGGAATTGATCTCAAACGCCCATTCTCCATGCACGTTGTAGTATTACCTGAATAAAAATGTCTAAAACTATCATCTTTGACCCCAAACTAAATCCTCACAATCCACGCATTCCCTATGGAATATCAGTGGAGGCTATCACTTCGCCGATTCGTTTTTCCCGTCCCATTAATCGTGGGGGAACCAAGAAAACTTCCTTAGATGCGGTAGAAACACGGGGGAGTTGGATTCTTCCTGGGACTAATTTAGAACTTCCCGACGAGGACTATGAGTATATTATTCGGCATCCTCTCGGATTGCAGCTTGTCAATTGTGGAGCCTTTAGAGTAATCTCTCCTACCCTAGAGGAAGGGAAGTTTCCCTCTGAAACAACCCTTGATTATATTGAAAAAGATGCCCTCGATCTGATTCGCAATTCTAGCGATATTGATTGGTTAGAACGATCCGAGAAAAGAGAAGGTCGTCCCGCTATTTCTAGGGCAATAGCAGAGCAAATCAAGAATATCAAGTCAGTCAATACTATGAACATCCGGGGGTAGTAAATGGTTCTCCCTTCCGATTTTTTAGCGGTTTATCCTCAGTTCGCTGTGGTCGAATCTTCTGTGATTCAATACAGTTTAAACTTTGCCGAGAATAATTACTGCGCTGGTTGGGCAGATCCCAAGAGAACGGATGGAATTATGTTGATTGCTGCCCATCGAATCAGCGTTGATTGGTTCCAACAGGCGGATATTGCCTCTAGTGTTACGGGAATCGCATCGGGGTCAGGGAGTTCCACCCCTTCTGGCTCCGAGAATGATTGGTCTTTAACGACTTACGGGAGGCAATATATCCACCTCCGCAATACTATCTTCACTCCCCCTATTTTGGTTTTATGAAAGTACAATTCCCTGATTTCTCAGTTGATAATGGTCGAGTTACTTCTGCCGGGATGGTAACTCCTGCTTCCCCAGAATTGCAAGCTATGGCAGCGATTTATGTGGTGTTACAAGAAATTAACGAGAAGCTAGACAAATCAGACCACGCCCCGGCTTCTCACGCTCCTAAAGAGAAGAAATGAGTCAATCTTTCGTTGAGCAAATGACAGCCCTAAGAGACCGAATCTC